TCTTTTCGTTCTTGTAATGAAGCTGATTTATTTATTGCAGGTCTTAAAGGTGAATCAATTCCAGAATACGAAAAATTTTATAAAAATTTAAAAACTTAAGAAGTTGGACCGAATGGACCATCTTCAGGTTCTTCAGTATTTCCATACCCACCGTAAACATCATCGTAACCAAAATCTTGATAATCGAATATAGCTTTCGATAGATCTTCTAAGTCTCCATCATAGCTCTTATTAGGTGATCTAGAATTTTCACCATCAGCCATTCTTCCTGAGAATTTATCATCATACACTTGATCGCTTCCCCCTTCTGTACTTAACCCTGGCTCAAAACTATAATCATAACGTTTAGCCTTTACCATCCAAACATAATGACCAGCAAGCGGATTAATTCTCGCAACGTCCTCATCTAACCTTTCTGTTATTTCAAACTGCTTACCTGTACGTGGCCAAGGACGATCATCTCCATATTCGGATAATATGAAAACATCACCTGCTTTTGGCTCTTGTGGGTAACCAAATGATGCATAAAAACTACTAATATGAATATAAGCAGTAAGCTCATCATCTGAATCAAATCCATATTTCTGTAATATTACTGCATTTTCATTTAGTTCAATTGCTATAATAATATTTTTAGGGTCTTTGAATACTTTAGTTGGTTCCTCACCATAGATGTTACCAGGTCCACCACCTTCTCCATTTATAGCACCTTGAGGTACACCATCTGCAGATAAAGTTTGATAGGGGTTCTGATAATAAGTTACTTCTTGTCCAAATAAAGCAATAATTTCTTCCCACCAATTATCAATTACTATTCTTTCACATTCGTTTAAAGATTTATCTGTAAATCTAAAACATTTATTATAGGGTTTAGGTCCAGGATAAATTGAACCTGGATTGTCTGGATCAGGGGTCGGGACACCTGGTAAGAACTTTGGCATGATCTGGTTCATGCCCCTATATCTGTCCATTTCTATTCCCATTATATTAAATCGTTTGTATCGGTGTTTGTTTCTGGTTTTTCAACTTTAGTTTTTAACAGATAATATTCACCGTTTGGTTTAACTTCTATTGCTATACCTGTCTTTTTTAACCCTTTAGGTCTTCCAGGCTTTAATCTATTTACACCAAATCGTTTAGTTAACATATAAGCATCTTTTGGTGATATTTTTATATACTTCGGGCCCATTTTTTGTTGCAACATTCTATATGCTGCTGGTAAAGAAGTATCAGTTTGTATATAACCGGGGATTGTTTGTACGTTCTTTCTATTTCCTGGATCCTTTACAACAGGTCTTTGGTGTCTATGATTGACTCCAGATACATTACCATTGTTAAAACTTTCTCCAATCATAACATAAAACTCTTTAAAGGTCACATTTATATTTAAGCAAAAAAAAGCCCCTTTACAGGGGCTTTAAAAAGGCTATCTATTTTTTAATTAATTGTTCTTCTGATAAAAGGGTTGATCGCCCTTTCCACCACCCTTAATCTTAGACTTAACTACATTAGCTTTGCCCTTGACTGATGTTGGGTTGCCTATCTTTTGGTTATGTAAAGGTGTACCTTCATCTGTTCCTTCACCATCAACACCATTTTTGATCTTGCCATCGCCTTCGCTATGACCAACTGTCTGAGTGTATTGTGAGTGAACCACGTTTGAGGCACCTGTTACTGGTGTTGGATTACCTTCTTTCTGGTTAACCAACGGTGTGCCAAGAATCTCTGCTTCGATTTCCTCACCAAAGTAGTTAAAATTCTCTTCATCTTCTTCAGGATGGTCTTTTGTACCGTAATCTCTTACTTCACTCTTACGTCCTGTCTTTTTGTCGAATCGACGAGCTCTGTCGCCCTTGTTTCCACCGAAATGCTTTTCTTTCTCGGACTCATCTTCTTCATATCCCATTTCGTCCTCATCGTCGAAATCTCCGAGATCATCTTCAACATCTTCGATGTCGTCTGCGGCATCCATAACATCCATAAGTGCATCATGCAGATGTTTTGCGACGGTTTTAGGAATGGTAATTGTAAATGAATCGTCTTCGGAAACGTCAACATCATCGACTTCAACTGTATCGTCAATTCCGAGTTCAACTGCATCGATTTGTTCGTCGTCCATTACTTCTTCGTATAAACGATCAAAAATAGATTTGTTCTTAGCCATATTAGTATTTATACTCTCTTTGTTTATTTTTTCGTTTTCTGCCTTAAAATAGTCAGAAGCGTCTGTATCAGATAACTGTTTGACATCATAAGTGTTACTTAACTTAATATTTGGGTTATCTGGGTCTAATTCTGTGCTATGAAAATTGTCTGCTCCATTAGGTCCAGAATTATCATGTACAAAGCCTTTATAGCCTTCTGGTTTTTCAGCTGGTATGTTAGTGTTACTACCTTTAAGTTTAACTTTTTTACCTGCTTTTTCCCATGTACTGTTAATAGGCTTACCTGGCTTTATTTGCTGCTTGTGTGCTGCTTTACCGGGTGGGTTACCTACAACGGCTTC